GGGATGTTACAAATCCTCCATTTTCTTCGGAATCTGGCACGTGTTTGTGGAGATGATCTGCTTGGCTCCATGCCAAAGGTTGTTTCGGATCGGTATTCCACCTGGCTTGGCCGCTTTGGTCCGACTGTGCATCCGTACAAAGATCTTTGCTCAAGAAAGAGCGGGGTCTTTGTAGGGGTGCCCATTCGAACCAAGGCTGTCAACAAGGGTGGGTACCGGTCCTACACAACCGATAACATGGTTGCGGCAGGTCAACTCACAGGCGACGTGCCCGGGTGGGTCGGGGCAGGTCCAGGTACAGTGATGGCTTTGCAGGGAGTTCCCAATGGTCGACGTCGTCGGCACCTTGTCGGTGTCGGCAACTTCTTCCATCGTGAACTCCGCGCAAAGCTAGCACTGCACTGGATCGATCCTGACCTACCCGTGTTCCTCGGTGGTGGGGGGTTTGCAACATCCCGCAGTCTACTTCAGGTCTGTCTTGATTCGCGGTATGAGGTTCGTCTCGCTATTGTCAATCTCGGTAGGCTCGCACGCCAGGCCGTAGCGTCTCTCGGTAAGGGAATACGGTTGCAGAACCAGATTAGGGAGCTGGATCATAAGTTCGATGCGATGCATGGTATCCACTTTGTGGATGCCACGTTTCACATCGTGCCTTATGATCTCGCGTTCCTGACTAATTCTGCAAGAATATTCCGTCGCCGAGAGAGGTTACGCTCTGTGTATGACTCCCTCGATATTGACGATACCGTTACGAACCTCATACGAATCCTCATGAAGTTCTCGTCACTGGTTCGCTGCGCGAAAGGTGACTGGTGTGTTAGTGATTGTGATTTTGTGGTTAAACAGCTTGAGTACGGTGATGCTACGGACTTCTTGTTCAGAGGACCAGGCTTACTGCCCTCTTCAACGGATACGAAGGGGTTCGTTTCACTCGACGACGCTCTCACTTCCTGGCATGGAGCTCTCGCAACGCGAGAGTTCTTATACAGAAAGCGGGGGGCTTGTGTCATGAAACTGGCTCCTAAGTATTCCCAGGTTGGGAAAGATGCCCACAGGCTCTATCGTGAGCTCGCGACGATGAGTAGTGATACGCGTTCCGTGTGGTATGCACGTCTTGCAGCAAAGCGGGATGGTTGTCTGAGTAAGGTGACAGCACGTGACCACAATACATCTGATGTTATC